ACCTATCCCATCTCGACCTAACTGAGAACCGGATAATGGCTACACACCCACTCACTCCACTTGAAGAGCAGGTTACTTCAGAGATACACTTAGCAGTTAGACAACAGGCAATACTCAATAAGATACTACAAAAACAAAATCAACTAGATGAAATTTCCCCATACTATATCACAACCAAACTGTCAAATTTACTTGCGAGGAAAAATGTCCCACATTCTACAGAAGGAATACAAGAACATCCACATGCGGCCAATAAAAGGATAGAGGAACACATAATGTTCTCAATACTACCCCATTTGTTAAGGGGATCAGCAGACATGTGGTATTCCAAGAGAGAAAAGGCCCTGAGGTTACTCCATTTTGCTAGAGATTTAGACGAACTGTTACTACAGAATACGGTTCATGAAGTCAAAGACCTTAAAAGATACACTCACTTAGAACACAATGTAGATATTCTGGATAAAACAGATAAGGAGACGTTAATATTACATGATGCACTACACTACTTTTCACCTGATGACATAATGGAGGTCTTTCAAAAAAGCCCAAACCTTAAAACCATAGTTGCTACAGCAATAATTCCTGCAGAATCAAAGTACCGCTACGATAGCATATACCCAGAATTGTATAAACTCAAATACACTAAAAACAATCTAACTTATATCCCCGAAGAGGATTACAGCGGAGCGTATGAACAACCAATTTCTGCACTCATTTGGTTAAACATATCACACATTCTAAGTGGCGATGTTAAACTCACCATCGACATAGCAGAAGATATATGCGCACACAAGGTTATAACAATTCACAGAGGCTTTCTAAAGACTAGAGATTATTATAGAGCTTCTGGAAATGGTTTTGGTGTACTTCCAAATCTGTTCAATGATCAACGTTTGCAGATTAGAAAAGCAATACCATATAAGACACTTTTTGATCTTTTCACGTACATCCAATCAATTAAAACCCTGAACGAAATTAACGCCAGAGCAAAACTAAGGTTACAATTGTCTGGTAATAAAGCACCAATTTTAAATCCCACCCAGTTCAATTTAATTGCAAAAATGGCTTTCATATACGCGGTCAAATTAAATGAAGTTGATCCTTTTACAACCCTACAAAACGATGTATTTTTACAAAGGTGGAAACATAGGTTCTCCAATTTATTCAAAAGGTTGACCTTGAGAAGAACAGAAGAGGACCAAAACCTATTTCTCATAGATCTGCTCACACCAAAAGAATTAGAGTTTAACTTTAAGAGGAAAATGTATAGATCGTATTCACTGATGAGGGACGCACAAACTTCGGTATTATACCATGAAAAACCAGCAGAGTTTCTCTCAAAGTCTTTATCCTTTCTCCAAGAACTCAAAAGAATTGAAGATTTAGACGATTTGGATAAGTTAATGTCCACATGGACCTGGAGCAGCCCCATAGAAGCTTGTGAAGAAACTTATGAAGATTATATAAAAGATGGCGCCTCTTCTTTTTATACTTTAGACTCGGAAGACCAACCTGAGTATGAGGAACCCATATATCAACTTGATGATGAATCTGTAGCATCAGAGACACTCTCACTTGTCGAATCGGAACCACCACCTGAAATAGAAACGAACCAAGGAATGCAAAACACAATAATAACCTCAGCCACTGAAACAACACAATCCATAATAAACCACACAATACAAACTCAGGTATTAGAAACTCAAGTTGAAGATGTGGAAGAACCTCTACTTTTCGGACAGACTCTGTTAAGTTCAGAACCTGATAGCGGATGGGCAGAGCAAGCAGAGTTGGAAATTACAGGCCAGGCCAACGACGCAACCCTTAGAAGAATTTTAAACGATGACGATATTTGTGAAGATGAATATGATGACATCAAAGCAGTAGAAGAACAAGTTGAAGCAATAAAGTATAGAAATGTCAAAGAGTATGTCAAACAGGCATTAAAGTCAGGCAAAGGATGCGGACTCAAAGCTCTCATACAAACAATTGGCCAAACTGATCTAATCAAAGCCTTAGCCATTATCATACAACAAGAACCAAACGAAAAACAGGAAACTGAATTGGGAGGCAATCTGTGTAAATTAATCAGAAGGAATGGAATTAGAAAGTTCTGCGCTCTATCAACTTTAGACATTTTGTATATTGCACAGGTGGCTGGAAAAAAAGTTAATTTACATTGTTACAGTCGTGACATTGGAAAATATATTTGTATCAATTTGGCCTCAACAATGAACATTTACCACCACGGCAATAATCATTGGACCGTGAGAGCAGGTTCACACGAGGTTTGCACCGTTATACAAAACACCACAGCAGCGAATATCATTAAAAAAGTAAATTTGATTCCAATGAAAGAAGGCGACAATGCAAAGATTGCAGAAGAAATCCAAAAAGGAGCAAATGACCCACAATATCTCTATTTTCCAAAATATAGAATTGTTAAGGAGGCCCAAAATGAATATACACATGTCAAAACAGATCACATCAAACCCGGAAGCTTTGACTTAGATGAGTTTGCCAAGTTAATTGATGAGAAACCAGAATGGTATCAACCCACCGTCAAGAGAGCAGATTTATACATGAGAGATTTAAAAAATGGCGCTACCGGAACTTTAAGACAAAATCACTTTAAAAAAGTACAGGGGTTTGATGCAATTGTCAATTCGAGAGTACAAAGAAAACATATTAAAATACTCGCCAGGATCGGAAGGGGAGGTTGTAGAAAAACTCAGGCCTTAATTGACTATGTAAATCAAAAAGAAAATGGACTCAATACATACACGGTTGTGGTTCCAAGAACAACTCAAAGAAGAGAATGGAATCAAAAGTTACAACATGATAGAAAGTATACTGTTAAAACGTTTGAAACCGCACTTTTGGAATCTCCAGCAGAGTATGTCGTTTTTGACGAAGTGTCACAATTACCACCAGGCTACATCGACACTTTCTTAAGAATTCATTCACATGTCAAAGGAATAGTCTTACTTTTTGACCTCATACAAACTCAATTTCATGAACCTCACCCCGACTCTACGCTCAACAAACAAGTTAAAGAAGAGGCTCATTTTGCCAAATATGGAAGATTTTATCACAACTACACTTTCAGATCTCCCCAAGAAGTAGCAGCCTTTCTGGGTTACAAGACTTACTCCACTGTTGAAGGGAAGGTCTCAACCACCAATTGCTTTGATCCGAAGGCAAAGATCTTGGCATGTGATGAAATGTCGGTTAGAACTATATTAAGTACAGGTTATAATGCAACTACAATCTCATCCTCGCAAGGAGATACATATTATGAAAAGTTACAAATTTTTATAAATGGGGCTGGGAAAATGGCATCAGAAGAGGTCTTAAACACTGCTATTACCAGGGCAGCTGGCGAGGTTGAATTTGTTTTCTCAGAAAATCAAAATGAGGTAGATTTAGAACGACGTTATCAAACAAATCCTTTTTTAAGAGCATTGCTATCTGGACAACATTTACAGTCCAGTTGCATCAAAAAAATCTCTTTTGAAGAAATATCTGAACTCGATGAAAATTTTCTTTTGGATACCAAAACCACACCTATCAACCCAGATGAAGCCTTCGCTAGATTAACGGCACCACTTGTAGATAAAAGTAAACGTGAGGTTAAAGTGGATGGAAAGATGACAGACCAGATCAAGGAGACAAAAAACCTTGCAACTCAGATTTTCCTAAAGCAAACTCAAAAGGATGAGGCCACAATGAAACTGTCGGTCAAAAAACGCTTAACCATTACCACAGTACAACGCGTCAAACGTAAGTTCTATTCAGATGGCAAAAGAAAGTTAGGAAAAACACTTTGGGAAGCTTTTTTGAAAGGTGCAGATCTCAAAGACATGGAAACAACTTGGGATCAAGATTTGTTCGAGATGTGTATAGAAGAGTATTATAACAAAAAGATAAATCAAAAAACTATACAACAGCTCAAAAACAATATAGACAGGACTGTAGCAGATGAAGGCGTAAACAAAATAAATATTTTCCTAAAGGGACAAACTGCCGGAAAATTAGAAAAAATGTACTCAGAAGCCAAGGCTGGCCAAACCATTGCTTGCTTTAAGGACGCTGCATTAATATGTTTGGCACCTCTTGCCTTATATATAGAAAAGAAAATTTTTCCAGAACTACCTGAACAATATTATATCCACACAAAAAAAACTGCAAAAGACTTTAATAAGTGGGTCAAAGAGAACTTCAAGGAAGAAATTTCCTGTACGGAAAATGATTATGAAAGGTATGATCAGTCACAGGGAGCAGAATGCTTATGGTTCGAAATATACCTAATGAGGTTTTTAAATATCCCAACAGAGTATATAGAATTTTACATTTTCCTCAAGTTAAATGCAGAAACCCAGTTCGGGTTATTGGATATCATGAGACTCACCGGAGAATGGGCAACCTTTCTGTTTAACACTCTTGTCAACATGGCCTACACTTTTTTAAAGTACAAAGATTTCAGAAGAAAGTTGGAAGACAAACCAGCGGCAGCGTTCGGAGGAGACGATATGGTTGTATATGGCCTCTTAACATTATGCAACTCTTTAAAGAAGATCGCACATCAGTTTGAAATTAAAAGCAAGT